AGGCGTGGCTGTTTTTCTTTAATAATCCGAGCGAGTTCAAAGAACATCGTCCCTCTTGTATCATCAAAGCCTCCCCTGTTCCCTGCGATAGAAAAAGATTGGCAGGGAAATCCGCCCACCAAGAGGTCAAAGTCTGGTAATTCTTTTTCGTTGATTTCTGTGATGTCTCCATAGTTTTTGTGGTTAGGGAAGTGGGCTTGATAAATTTGTTGGGCGTACTTGTCGATTTCTGAGTAACCAACACACCTTGCCTCTCCACTGTGTTTAGAGTGTAGCTCGTTTCGCTGTCCTTCCACCCCTTTCCGTTCTGGTTTTTTTGTCTCCCTGATGAGTCTTGAAAGATTATTGTCATATGCTTGTGTTATTCCTAATTCAAATCCTCCGATGCCGCTGAATGTTGAAAAATATCTCATATATATACTATACCTTATTTCTCCTCTTCCTATTCGCCCACCACGCAATCTTAGGCTCACAGTTGCCGCTATGCTTTGTTGCGTCCTGTGCAGTCTTCTAGGAAGCTCTGGGCGGCGTCAAAATGACGTATAGCGGGCCGTTCTAGTGAATTTGATGAATGGGTCGCCGCCAGACGTTTCGCCTCTTGTCGGGCCATTTTAAGCGATATCGACGGGTACTTGTCGATAGTCTTGTACGAGCGGCGTTTGCCCAGCACCGCGACGAATGTTTTGCTGCCACCTTGAGACACCCGGACACCAAAGCCTGCCTGTAATGCGTCGAAGTATGTCTGCTGGCCTTTTGCCGGTAAAGGTAGGTTCCGGGTGGTGACGTCTGTCAGTGCAATCTTAGCCACGTTCTAGCCTCATTTCTTCACCTTAATCGACCAATGAAAGGTAGAAGCATCTAGTGGTACTATTCTCTTTTTATTCTCACATATCGTTCATGTTGCCGTTGCTTAAAGCAATGCTCGCTGTTGCACAACTTCCAAGCGGGGACCACTAACACGCAGTTACAGTGGGGGCATCGGTTAGTCATTATGGTCGGTTAAGGCTTGCTGGCCAACGCTATGACCTCCCTCGTTCAAAGCTGCATATTTGCCGCGCACCAGGTCTATCAGGGGTAACTTCAAATCCTCAGACTGGCAGTAGCGGGCAATCTCCTTGGCGTTCTCTAGAATCATCTTGAGTTTGGCGGCGGTACCAGTCTGTTCCAGATCCCTGTAGTCTTCACCGTTAAGCAAGTGTTCAGGATTCCAACCCATAGTGGCGTGGTAGTCGGGTTCGATGCGGCGGATGTCTGCACCTAGCACCGATAGACCGCTATCAAACGTGCCGCGCTTTTGTGGGTTGTTAAACAAAAAATACGCACGATGTGTTTCATTCGCGTCGATAGTAAACTCTTGGTCCTTTCTATGACCGCAGACAATTTTGACTTTGAATTTAGAAATCTTCATAACTAAAATGCCACCCGGCTTTCAGTGCCGCCTGCCTCGACCCGCTTTCTAGTAACTGCATTTTCCAACTGTACCCACTTGTCGCGCAAATGGACAGGTGTGGTGATTGTTGGAAAATATTGCATCCCATTAGTCTTTGGAAGTACAGCAATCCGGTCAAGCGTAGTTTTCAAACCATACTCTCGAATAAGGAAATCACATGCACTTCGTTGAGTGGTGTTCGCATAGTAATTTTTGTTCTTTGCATCAACCAACTCAAACGCTTTAATAATCTCTGCACCAACGCTGTTAAATTTATTTTTCATATCGACTGATTTATCTACTCGCAACCCCTGGTTGCTAGTGTCTTTTGTATAAGTTTCTTTATTGTCTTTTGTGTTTACGCTTTTCCGTAACAAAGTGTTACGCTTTTCCGTAACAACAGTTACGCTTTTCCGTAACTCCACCCACCTCTCATAGTCTTTTTGAAAGGATATTTTGTTACGCTTTTCCGTAACAATTTTTCGATCAATCAGACGTTGTTTTGCCTCCGAAACTCTCTCTTTTCGCAGGCCGGTCATCAATGCAATCTGGCTTCCAGTTATCCAATCTTCGGATTTATTATAGCCGTAGGTCTTCCTAAAAAGACACATAACAAACTGCCACTCGCTACCTGACATTTGCACAGTTGATAGTGCTTCAAGTATTTCGTTAGCAATTCGCGTGTATCCCTTTTCTAGTTGTGGTGATGCCATAAAACAAATACCCCACTCAGGCCGGTACGTGAATATCACGTAACCGCCTAAAAGGGGTATTCGTATATAGAAACGTGTTACGTTTTATTCTATACCGGCCACCCCAATCTGAGGTACTACTACTATAGCACTAATTCACCCCTCACACGCCACACAAACATCATCAGACCTGTGGACAACCACCACCGGCACATACCGAAACCCATCCGACTCGAATGACTGATAGTACTCCACTTCCTTATAAGTCTCCGGCGTCACCTCAGTCTCATCCCCATTAGGGGCCAAGCGTCGGTATGTTTTATTGATAGTCATTCGCCCAGTATATCAGCAGGCTTTATCGTCACCACCACCTCATTGTCTCCGCCCTTCTTCACCTTCTGCGCGGTAGTTGTGACAGCCGCTATGTACTTCTGATCATCGTCAGGCAGCACTTCTAGTTGCACCAAAGCATCAGCGCATAATTTGGCCATGTACCCATAATTATCAATGTCGAGTTGATTGCCGGTGGTCTTAAAGTGGTAGTGGATGTGGACCGGAAACGTGCCTGTGTAGGCTTTAGGCCGCGCTGACATGACGGCATATTGATATTGCTCTTTGTGCTGCATCCTCGCCCGGAAATGGATGCCACTATAAATCTTATTCAAACTTATCTTCTCTGGAATAGGGATAGTTATTTTCACTCCACCAAGTATAGCAAAAGGAAACAGCCCTACCGTTGCAAGGCTGCTAGTTTCTTACGGTCAAACTCATAGCACCGCTGGCAGTGCTGAGGGTGAAAAAAGAACACGGCATTAAGGATTGGTTCAACGGGCCAGCACTCACGATATACTCGTCCACATAACATTTCATCAGGGCAGCCACTAAACCAGTAGTAGTTGATCGCGCGTGAGATGTATATTCGGTAAAGCATGGCTACCTCCTTTCAATTGCATCTATCCCTATAATAGCAAAAGCCACCGCTTATGATCGGTGGCCTTTGTGTTGGTGATATGTGCAACGTAGAGAGAGGTGGAACCCTCAAAGGTGTAAGGACTGATAGCCGCAGACCTCACCTCGATATTGTAGCATCTGGTTTGCCGTCAGTACCCCCTGGCTCGGTGGATAAGCTCGGCGGTGGCCTCACTCACCATGTACAGTAACTTGGATTGATTGCTTTGGTCGAACATGGCCACAATGTACCAGGCGTTGTCGCCAATATTCTCCAGGGGCGTGATACGGGATAGCTTTTCGGATGTGTATCGTGTGTCATTGTACCCCTCCCAAATAGAAGTGGCAGCAGCTTTGATCTCGTTGAATACAAAGTCAGGCGGTGCCTGATAGTATTCCTCTGGTTTCATTTGCATAGATTAATTGGTTATAGTTTCTACTATCTCCCTCGCCACTCCACCCGTCACCACCACACGCCTGACGGTCTTGGTGGCTGGGGCGTCATAGCGGTAATGAGCATGTCCCTTCACGTAGTCTACCGCCAGTAGACCGTCCTCAGCCAGCTCACGTAGCCTTCTGGTAGCATTTGCTGCCGTGTATGACGTTTTGGTCGTGACAAGCCTTTGAATGTCACCTGAGGCTATTCTGACGCCTGGGCGTGCTTTGTAGTAGGAGAGGATGCGGTCTTTGAGTGATTGACGGCTCATGGTGATAGTAGTAGCTTGATAGACAGTTTACGCTGCTCCTGCATGAAGTGTCTGAGGTTCCTGATGCATTCCGGAGGCACTTCGTTTTTGTCCTCTATTTGCTTGAGGATGTCGTGGCGGTGGTCAATAGCGAGCTGTCGCAGCCAGGCTTGGTATTCTGGGGTGGCAGCTAGTTGGTCGGTTACGATCATACAATTATGAGTTGATTTCTGCATTAGCCCATTCAATAGCTTCGCGGAACTGTTTGACAGTCATCGTGTCGTGATACTCATTGTATACTTCGCCTTCGCTTTTTCCTTTTTCGAGCAACGCCAGTACTTCGATGAAATACCACGGAATATCGTCTTCGCCGGTAATAGTGCTGCCACGCTTCGGCGCAGCTTCTTTTTCCTCGGCCTTCGGGCAGGTTTTGCGATTGTGGCCTATTTCGCCACAGTTGCCGCATAATAACTTGCGTTTATTTGGCGCTTCTAGTGGGTTCGGCTTAGGTTTTAAGGTTATCCCTGGCTCTGGTTCGTCGGGCGTTTCTACCGCAACCGTGCGTTCCTCTGGAAGGTCTTTGATAACCAACATCAGGTCGATTGCTTGGTCGGCGGGAATGTCCCTATCGATTAGTTCTGTTTGATTGCCTTCCTCATCTATGCGCGAAAGCAATACTGTGTAGGTGTTCATACGGGTTTCTTATACTTGCTAATAAATTGCTGGTGCATCCCCTCGCACGGCTTCCCCTTGCAGTACTGGCGCTTTTCTAGGCTGGTGAGGTCGTAGATTTTCCGGCCACAGAAGGCGCATTTTGGTGTGGGGCGGATAGTCATAGGCGTGTGAGGATTTCTAATAAAAGATACGTGTGTATTAGCCATCCCCAAGACTGCAACATACTAAGTCCACTGCGTTATCTTCCGCCCGTCCCCGTCCCGAAACGCACCGCAAAGGATTGTGAGCCAGTCAATAAAGTTCCAGATGGCCGACACGATCAGGCCAACAAAGGATAGTGTCAGTAGCAGCATCACTATGCCGGTCCCTACCTTGCCCACATACATTCTATGAATCCCCAGGGGGCCTAGAAAGGTTGATAACAGAAACGCGGGCAGGATTAGTTTGTTTGATTTTTCGTTCATAAAGTAAGTAGTTTATAGGCCACCACTATCAGTACGATAATGATGAAGGCGTGTAATTTGTCATGGTCTTTTCTAGGGCCACGGGCCGGTCTGAGCCGGTCACGGGCGGTGATGTGGTCGTTGTAGGGCATGGTTATTTGGTGAATCTATCGACAAACTTATAAAGTAGTACATGGTCGCCCATATCTTTAAGTAGCAGCCCTTGGCCTTCGCCTTGGTAGTCATGAGACTTTAGCCATTCTTGATATCGGGCGTCGGCTTCTAGCTGCTTCTGACGCGCTACCTCTGCCGCTGCGTCCTTTTCAGCTTCCTCTTCTTTTCGGCGGTCTTCATCGACCTTTGCCTTTTCTTGGCGTTCTTTCTCCGCTGCCTGGTCCCGCTCGATGCGTTCTCGTTCATCTTGACGCGCCTGTTCCTCTCGTTTTTGGGTGGTTTCTTCGTTAGCAAGGCGTTGAGCTTCTTTCTCTTGCTCGGCTTTGACACGTTCGATTTCTAGGCGGTCGGCTTCGTTCTTCTGGGCCAATCGCCGGTTGATGTAGGCCTCAAATACAGGACCATCCATTTCTAGTAATTCGTCTTCTGATACTACGATTCCGTCACCGATAGCTGTCAGTCGCTCGATGCGGTGTGGCAGTAGGCCTTTTCTACTCTCACGTTCCTTAGTTTGCTTGGCCGCTTCCTCAGCCTCACTAAGCCGTTCTTCTTCTGGCTTGATGATGCCGATAAGCTCCTTTTCACGGGCGATGACAGCGGTGGCGAACTTATTAGCGTCGTCACGCATTGCTTTGCCTGTCTTCGTGATTTCCACCCGGGCATTTTTTAGCTGGATGCGCGTCTGACAGACTTCTTTTATGTCGGTAAGGTCAAGCGCCTTTGACGTTTCTGCTAAGGCTTGCAGCTCAGCCAACTTGGGATTGAACTGTTCAATGTCTAGGTTGGTCATACTAGTTTGGCGGTGTTGCCGTATCTACTGGCTGAGTAACCTCTGGGGCGTCCTGTGTGGCCGCTGGTGCCGTTTCTGGCGTCACTTCAACTGTTGGCTCTACTGGTGCTGCAACCGCTGCCTGTGGGGCCTCTGGTTTGCTTGTAGGCTCAAAAGGATTGCCGCCGCGGTATAGCTCGGTGATGTCGAAGCCTGCTGCTTGTGTTTTCTCCCAAGCTGCCTTGCCTTCGTCTGGTAGCTCGCTGTGGGGTGAATTGAGGGTGGTGTACTTGGTGTCCATCCCTGACCCCTCTCGCGTCACAGTTAGGTTGTAGCCAAGTGGTGATCCCCAGTCGGCGTCACGGGCGTATGCCTCGATAGCTTCTTGGATGCTCTTTTGTGGGATGCTAAGTACTTCGACGTGACCACTGTTAAAGTTGAATACTGGCATAGCCCAGAAGTGGTTTAGCTTGCCGTCTTTGAATGATGAAGTATCGGTCGGCTTGTCGCTCATGGTAAATCGGTATGGCTTATTCTTGCCTTCAACCACCTTCCATCCTTCATACCCAAAGATTGGCTTTTGCAAAATACGGAACTTGTACTTGCCTGGGTTCTTAAAGTTCATGTACTGGCCGTCACTCTTTGGTACTTCGTAGTCGCTTGGTGCGTTTCCAAAAAAGTCGTCTGTTGCTTGTGTCATATCTATTTGTTAGTTTTTTGTTTAAGTAATCGCTCTTGGTTTCTCTGTAGCCAGGCTTGGTGGTCAAACTCTGTATCGTTTGCCGATGCTTCTCTATACTCTGGCTGATGGCGTCTATCGTCTTGCAGTACGATCTTGTCTTCATCCATATCAGTAGTTCTTTAAGATGGCTTCGATATCGAGTGCCCCGGTACTACCGGCGTGCCGAAAGATAACAGTGGCCATGGTGTAGACCTGCTGGCGGGTGACGTCCATTTTCTTTGCGGTCACGGTGATACCAGCGGTGCCGGTAAGATAGTGGGTTAGAGCCTTTCGATCTTTGGCTTTTAGTTTGTACTTGGTTGTGATTGCTATTGGCATATACGTTTTAATGGTTTTGGTAATCTGTTCGACCTATTAAAAGTATACATCAGGTATAAAAGTATGCAAATAAGTTATACACCGGACACAAACAAACCCCCTGCTTGTGGGGGCTTATTTGTAAACATAACAATACGATAAGTCTATCGCCCTTTCAGTATACACTAATTCTTTTTGGTGGCTTGGTTTTCGCCGATCATGGTCAGGTAGAGCTTTCGAGTGAGGCCCCAGATAGTACCAACGATTGATATGAGTGACAGTAGGTAGAAAGCGCCGTTGGCCAGTGCCTCGACCATAGTGTTAAGTAGGGTCGGGTCGACGTTGTAGCATTGGTAGCCAAAGTCACAGGCTAGATCAAAGGCTTGCATCAGGTACGGGATCACACCAATGAGGGCAAACTTGATTGAGGCTGAGGTTGCGTTTGGGTTGGCCGATGACCGTAGGATGAATTGTATGATTTGAGACATATTATTGGGTTAGTTGGTAGTAATACACCGGATAGCCAGCAGCCCTGTATCGGGCGTTCCAGCTATCAAGTGTGTAGTTTTCCTCCCATAGGCCGTTTGCACTGGTGTTCGACATGATGATCAGGTCACGGGCAAAAATTCCAGTATGGCCTACGATCTTTGCATCTTTAACAGTCCCGGTCGGGCTGATAATGATCGTCCCCGGCATAGGCGACGCCACTCGCTTGAAGCGGCTGTCGTTTTCCAAAGCGTCCCACAATGTCCAGGTGCCAGTAATCACAGGGAAGTCAGGCAACACGTCCTTGATGATGTTGGTCACACTCTCGGCGCAAGCCAGTTCATCTGGGGCCAGGTCACGCGGCGATGCCTCTCGCCCCAGATACTCATTGGCTGCTGCAAACAATGTCGGCTTGGTGTTTAGGCGACGTGACATGTTGTCGAGCAATTGGCCAACAAACGCCAGCACGTTAAAGCGCGTCTCTGCCAGCTTTTTTTCGACCTTCACTCGTGGCGGCTGGCGATCCGGTAATAAGTGCCACGGTAGCGCCCGCCAATCCTCAAGTGGGTACGGCTTTCGCACCCAACGGCGGGATTTAGATAGGTGGCTGTCACTTGCCCGGTAGCCATAAAAGGCGGCATGTGTCGTCGGGTTCATTATCCCCAACATCGGGCCAAGGCCATGTCGGCCCTCGTGCCACTCGCCAAGGGTGTTCTCAGTAAAGTTTGCCTGTATCTCCTTGCTGTAATGGTCGAGGATGCCGCGTCGGTCGTCCCAGGCCCCGTAGGTAATTACCTGCCCGCCTACCGTCCGGGCCTGGCCGTATAGCGTCGGGCGTAGGCCAAGCTCTGCCCACTGGTCACCTGTGAGAATGAGGTGGATTTGGTGGAAGCCGGGTTCTGCGACGTATCTGCTAAGTGATCCTTCATCAATATCGTCGTCACTTTCAAGCACTAGGTTCTTTAGAATGTCCCGATCAACACGGTAGCTGTTCTCGATTTTAAGGATGCCGGGTATTCCTAAGAAACGGCTAGCGCGTTCGCGGGGCGCTTGGTCAATTGGTAGCGGTGAGATGTAGAGGCGGTGTAGTGTTTTCATAAAAATAGTTATTGCGACTCAACGATCCCCAACCGTGCCTTTACTTGTTCAATTCCAACTAGGATTGCCCGAATATCACTCTCGATATCATTGACTTCGTCTTCTGTTGCCGCGATGTCCTTGGCGTTCTGCTGCACTTGTGAGTTAATGGCTGATGCCCAATAAAAGGCAGTCCCCCCTTGAATGACTAAAGCTAGTAACAATCCTATTCCCCACCTAGTTGTTGCATCTATCTCGCGGTTAGTCTCGCGCGTTATTTCTTCTTTGGACATAGCTCTATTGTAACAAACACGATTTAAGCAGCGCTATAGCTCAATGTATATCGGATGATAGTCTCCCGGCCTGCCACCTTGGTGTAGGGGGTAGTGAATAGGGCGCGGGTGTAGAGGGTAGCACCGGCGCGCAAGCCTAGTTCCTCATACGTCCCGTCGGCCAGCTCCGCATCTACCATAAAGAACTCGATCACGATAGACGCGCCAGATGGAGTGACTTTAGACGGCGGGACGCCATCTAAAACCAGGTTATCCAAGGCGGTGTCACCAGCGGCCACGGCAGTGTCCCCGTCCCCGATCTCCAGTGAGGTGATCTCTAGGGCGTTGCTGGTGTTCCCGGCGTGGTGCTGGGGGATGAGGGCGAGGCCAGCGGATAGGATGCGGTTGGGGATAACGGGGGAGCGGTAGACCTCTTTGCCGTTTTCTAGGCTGATGATTTGGAAGTGGCCGTGGGCTGGGCAAGTGTCGGTTTGGTGGATGGTTTTCATGCGCTATATGATGATTAGTAGCTCGGTTGATGAGACTGCCACGCCAACAAAGTAAGAATTTGTGCCCGCTGTTGTGCTGATCTCCCCTGTGGTATCGCTCAAGTAGTAATCACCTCCAACCGACAAACCTGTAAAGCCTGCGATAACGTCTCTATTATAAACGAAGGTTTCTACACTATTGCCACTGATAGGGTTAAGCTCAACCGCCCCACATGTCCGCCTGACACCTGATGTAGAGGTGCCAACGATTGTTTTGGTTTCTTGAGTATTAAACTGCCCGAATCCTGAGACAGTATCTCCAAGCGACACTTTGGTTGTTATTCTTGCATCTGTAATATCTACACCTGCTGCTGATGTATGAGTCATGACGATAACCGCTGATGTGTTTTCTTGTGTAAGAGTTGCATTATCTACAATATTTGCGGTTTCTGCTCCAAACGGGGTCGATTGGTTCACGTTCTCGAAAACGTATACGATAAAAGTGTCATCACTAGACAGTGATGGCCTGATTACAGCCATATCAAAAATTTGCTCAGTTAATGAGCTACCAATTGCTGTAGCAGAAGTTAGTAACTCAGTACCATCATTTTCAATTGCTGTTGCGGTTGCCGTTCTACTATTGCCGTTCCACGTTGCGCTATATAATTCTCCAACCGTTGCGCTACATACAACAATAACTCTATTGTCACCAGCGGGTGCAACCAAATTAGGAATTGTAGCAGAGCCTGTATAGAGAGTCCGTGGAGTACCAAGCAATCCAACTGCCTTAGGTACAGCTGTAGAAGTAATAAAACCAATGGGCTTCTTTGTATATAAGGCTGAGGCCCTTGCAATCAAACCGTCTGTCCCAAAAGAGACTACTTGAGGGTCAGTAGACGGGGTTGTATCTTCTAAAGTGTTTAGGCCAAATTGTGAAAACCTTTTAGATAATAACCCGTTCGCTTCTAACTGAGGTACCTTTCCAGCATCATCAGCCGGATCAACCGACCGCTCACTGTCATTTATAAAGTACGTCTTGCGTACTGGGGCGGATTCATTAAAGGGAAGGGCCATATACTAGAAGTGTACCACGCTAGGCAGCTGGCCCCAGGACCGCATAGTTGCAGATAAAAGGCTCGCCGCCGGTCACGTCACCATTCTCGTCGGCCAATAGATACGGCTTGGTGGTAGTCGTAGGTGTGGCAACACTATCCTCTCCAGTGGAACTGTCAGAAAACTGGTAAAAGGCCAGCAACACTTGCCGCTCATCATCCTCTAGCTTCTCATCGCTCAATAGCTTCCTCAGCGCGTCCACAAGCGTCATGGTGGCCGTAGAAGCCAGCTTTGCACTCCATACACCTGGCAACCCGCTATCGTTGCTGTACGGGCGAAACTGGACGCTTCTAATGATGTAGTCGTTGTTCACCCCGTGCAGGTCTGAATTGATATTCAAAAGCTGGCCAGATCGTAGGCCGGGGGTGTAGGTATCGAAGCTGGCTTCGTTTAACTGGCTGGCGTATGCCTCTAGCTCCGCCAAGCCCCGTTCAATGATCTGTTCCTGTGATCCCAGCGTTTCGTCACGCACCGAATACTCAAACTCCCCAAAGGTATTGATACTGTCGACGTCGGGGACCACGGCCACCAGCGGCACCAAGGGTGTCCCGTTTAGGTCGATGTTGGTTGTGCCGGTGGTGGGTGCTGGCGGGATGTTGGTATCGTCAAAACGAACGTACTTTTGCTGAAAACTCCAATAGCAATCAAAGCCCTCCACATCGAGGTACTCAGTTCCAACCGTCTGTTCGTCACCGTCTACCGTCACCGTTGGTTTGCTTGAAAACTCAAAGTTGGTCGCAAACTCAGTGGTCTCCCCGTCCCCGGCGTGAAGGGTGGACCTCGCTGCAATCGGCACCTTGCCGCCAATGATCTCCACCAGGTTGCGTAGCTGTGACAAGTCAGACCGGACAGTGAGGCTGCTAGGGATATAGCTGCCGCTGGTATCTGTGAGGTTGAATGGCGCTGCCTCGCTGTTTTTAGCGAAAAAGTGGATGTCCTTGTTGTAGTCCACGTACCAGATGTAGTTGTTGAGCTTTGCCAGCTTGTCCAGGCAGGCAGAAAAGGTCAGCCGGTTGAAGCTGATCCGGGCGACGGTCTGCTGCGCATCCACGTTGTTGATCGTAAAGGTCGGGGCATAGGTGTCACGCAGAAAGGTGATGATTTCGTCTGCCGTGTCGCCTATAAAGCGCTCCGTCACAAGTTTGCGGTCTAGCTGGTGGGTGAAGTCCACACACTCCACGTCGTAGGTGACGGTCGGTGGGGCCTGTACCGATGTCTCAAAGGACAGGATCGATCCGCCAAAGATGCGGGTGCCGTCTAGGGTGACAATGATCTCAGCGTTTAGCTCCGGGGTGAAACCGCCAGGTACCTTGTCGATGGTGAAGCTCAGGGTGTCGCGGGTGCTGGCTCGCTCATCAGAAATACTCACGCCGTCAGCGCTAACCTTGTCGGTGATGTCCGTTGCGTTGTGGGTGATTATCAGGCTCATGCTAGGCGCATTTGGCGCTGTAGGTCGCGCATTATACTGGTCTTCACTCTTTCGGTCATATCGCCTTGGACGTTAAAGACAAAGGTGTTGCCACCACCGCCGCCTACCATTTGATCTAGCTTATCCAAAGGAATTACGGCCTCGGGACCGGCTTCACCGACGTTGGCCAGAATTGATCGTGTGACAACGCCGCCTTCTGCCAACCGTGGAATTTTCAGCTCTGGCACTTTCGGGATGTTGATACCAAAGGACTTGCCACCAATCCGTGGCACCCAATCGGGGACACTCACTTGGATAGTGTTCAGTGCGCTGATGATCGTGTTGATAGCTCGCACCCATGAGTTGGCCATGCCCTCGCCAACACCGATAAAGAAGTTGACGAAGCCTTTGAGGAAGCCCTTGGCGGCTTCTAGTTTCGTGCCAATCCAATCAATCGCAATCCCCGCTGACCATTTAATCGTTTCCCAGTTTTGCTGCCAGTTAAGAGCGAGGGTGGCGATAGTAAAGCCAATGACGCCCAAGAGAGCGATGATGATACCAATAGGGGAGGCGAGTAGGGCGATGACTACGGCTACGGCCTTGAAACCGGCTATAACTGGCAAAATCACCAAGCCTAACGCACCTAGCGCAGCTACAATACCGGCAATAGCGGCGGACGCGATGATGATTTTCTTGGTCAGTTCTTGGTTCTCATCCACCCAGGCGGTGACTTTCTCTATGACGGGCGTTATCTTTTTCAGTATGTCTGTCGCTAGCGGTATGAATGTTTCACCGATGGTTTGTGAGACTTCGATAGTGGCCTTGCGGAGTGCTCGCTGTTGGCCAGTGTACGAGTTCATGCTGTTGCTTAGGCCTGCCACTGAGCTTTGGGTCTGGTCCATGATTAGCTTAGTGAACACCTGAGCTTCCTGCGCTTTGGTTAGCTCAGCGGTATTCATTCCCATAGCCTCTGCCATGTTCTTGATGTCTTCCTCTAAGACGTTGAAGCCCATATCAATGAGCTGTTGCCGGTTGCCAGCCAACCCCTTTGCCATGGCGTTAGCGGCCTGAGTGACGTTTACCGTTTCGCCAAAGAAGTCAGACAGTCCACCAGCGGCGGTGAGCAGGCTTTGAGTGATCTTCTCCCCTTCCTCTTTGCCGATCTCCCCCATGGCGTTGAGCTGAAAGCCGATGGAGTTTGCGCCGTTCATCATCTCACTCTCAACAAAGGCAAACTCAGTACCGAAGTCTTTAATGAAGCTATTGATGACACCGGCCGATTCACCAAAGGTGTTTTCAAAGTTTTGGGCAATTTTCTCTGCATTTCCCGCTTCCTTGATTGATTTTCCAATAGCAAAAGTAATACCTGCAAAGGCAGCAGTACCGACAACCGCCATCCTCTTAAAGGTGGGTTGCAGGTTTTCAATCTTGTTTCGCATCTTTTCGGTAGTAGTACCTACCTTTTCGATGTTCTTTTCCACCGACCGGAAAGCAGCTTGACTATTGTCGAGGGCGCTTATTCTTATCTTGACGTCGGGATTCATGTTCTAAATATTTTACCACGGCACGAATAAAGAAGTCTGGCTGGTTATAAAACTGCCAGTAGTCCCAGTGGAAGCGGTCGCAGATAACTACGACGCTTCGGAGGTCGATGCCGTCATTTTTTTTTGCTCACTCTGGATTTGAGCGTAAACAAAAGCATAGTCAGGTTCGTACATCTTTTGCAGGCGCTTGAGAACTTCCGCCCCGTCACCGTCGATGCTGACAACGGATGTGGATAGCAGGGCATGTTTTTCGGCCAGTCCGACCTTTTCCATGTCTGTCACGTGAAACTCCTTGCCGTCAGTAGTCTTGACGTACTGCATGGAGGCATTGTCCACTTTCTCGCGTTCAGCACCAGTGAGCATAGTCTTAATGACGACCTTATGTTCAGCGATAGGGGTGACGATCTCTTTGGTAACTTCCATACTAAGCAGCGTCGTAGTTATCCTTTTCGTTTACTAGGGACGCGGTCACTGATTGCGCTGTCCATGACACAGTTTCAGTAACGATGTCATCTAGCGGTCGGCTTTCTTCAGTGGAAAGAGTAACCTTTGGGAATGTGTAAATCAGGGTTGGGTTGCTGGCCTCGCCGATATCTACTGCTGTGTTCACGATACTGATTTGCAGCGCGTGTTCGCTATTGGCTTGGTCAAAGGCCTGGTATGTGTCAGCCGTCTTGTCCCAGGTGAATGAGCCAGTGAGGTTCATCAGCTGCGCGATGTGGTCTTGGATCGACGTAGAGGACAGGCAAACTTTCTCGCGGGTGTTGCGGTTCATTTCGTTTGTCATTTCAGTAACGCAGATAGGGGTTGCCGCCGCTAGGCCAGCTACATCGTCAGCGATCTTCACGGTTACAGATTGGTGAGGCGCTAGGTAGTCGTCGTCGGTAAAGGCTGGGGTGATGTCAGATACAGTTTCCTCAGCTCGGGCCATCAAAGACACGTTGGCATTAACAACGTCGTCCAGGCTGTAGGTTTCAGAAATTTGACCAACAACAGCGCCGTTGATCTTTTTGTGGTCAAAAGAGCCTCGGGCAAGTGACAACGAAAGGCTTGGTTGAGGATTGGCCACGTCGATAGAGAATGAGTGGCGGTAGACAATCGTTTCCCCTGACTCAACGGCAGAAGTACACCCGCCAAAGAGTGATTTTAGCCAGTAGCCGTAGGTGCGGAAACGCATGTTAACGGCAGCTTCACCAGCCACCCGCTTCATGGTGACAACCTGGCCCTTGTTCGCAAAGCCTGAGCCTTCCGTTTCGGCAATGTCTACCTTTTCAACTTCGGTCTGAACGGTCGCTGGTTCACGGGTACGGATAAAGTCCTGTGCTGCAACGTACGTGCCGCGTGTCGCCTCGACTGCTACCCCTGCAACGTATTTCTCCCCTAGTACTGTATTCATAATCTATTTATTTAATGCTTTAGCTTTCTTTAATGCCTCATTGTATGACTTGGCCTCCACCTCCACGCCAAGATTTGGAAACCGAAAAACACGCTCCCGAAGTTTATCTGGGACCATATCTTTGGTGACTGCATCTTGTTTGGAATTGATGTCTTTTTTCATATAGCTATATATTACCACGCCCTAAGACCGATCCTGTATCACCGTCACAGCCACCTGCATCATGGCCATGCGCAACGGGATATCCCCTTGTCCTGTACCAAAGCCCCAGGACACGCTTGACGCCCGACACCAGCCGCTAGGTAGGTTCAGACAGTCAGGCTTCTCAAAGGTCACACGGTACAGCTCGCCAATGGCGTCAGATATAGCCGTTTCAGCTAGTTCACGGCTGGCTTCGTTGGCTGGGTCGTACTTGTAAGCCACATACAGGTTGAACATGAAGGTCTTGCGGTCTGTCTCAGTCCCCGCCCAGACGTTGTCATTGTCCCCGTACTCAAGGATAAAAGCTGGCCAGTCAGCGTCCAGGGCCATAGACGGCGCACGGTAGAAGGTGGCGCTGGTGGTTGTGGTGTCTGTGATCCGGTCGGCCACTAGGGTGCGGATGTCTTCGGGTAGGTAACTCATAGCCTTATTCTAACACCCTTTTAACGGCGTCCTTGGCTTCACGTTTGATAAAGGTGTCGAGAGTGTCGAGTGCATTAGTAAAGAACGGCGTTTCTTTGCGCCGGGTGCGGTTATTGTGGAATGGCTGGCCGTGGACGTACTTGGAATAGTTGGCGTGGGCGGTAATCTCACCATACACGCCACTCTGCATCATGCTGCCGATGTTCTTGTCCGCATAGATGATGTTGCGCCGCAAGTTACCAGTGATCGCAGGGGCCTCTTTTTTGGCCTGTCGCTCAATACTGAAACCCACTCTGTCAGCAAATAGCTCGATACTCTCGGACATTGCACGGGGATAACGCTCAAGCATGGACTTGAACACAGCCGCGTCCACGTCGATGGTCATTTTCATGTGGACCGTAGATCAACCTGATAGTGGGACCGGCCCCGAAACTTGAGGAACTGTGCCCCCGTCACCTCATAGGTTTGGCTGTTTTCGTCAACGATCCGGTCGCCGATCTTCACCTCGGCAGCTGAGTAGAGCCGATACTCCTTGCCGTCCCGTCCCATCTGGCCGATCCCGTAGCCTGTAGATAACGGTTGGATATGGCAGGCGATGGTTGAGGCCACATTGTAGGTAGTTTTATTCCCAGTCACTAGGCTGCGCGAGAGAGTGGCTGTGCTGGTAAGTAGGTGATCCATATTAGAAAGTGATTGGCCGGTACGCCTTTACCGCCTCGACGGCCATGTTGTAGTCAAGCCGCTCTTCGTCGGTCATGTACGACACGCTGTACTCCCCGATCTTTTCAGACTTGACGCCCCCACGCTGATCCTTGACCTGTTTTAGTAGGATTGCGACGAATACTGTGCAGGCGTGCGCTACGGCTGCTGGCAGGGTCTTTTTGAGGCAGTGGACGCCTGTTACAGACACGTTTGCCACGTCATTAGTGAAGATGTTGTCCTTGAATATCAGCTGGGTCTTAATGTCACTGTTGTAGGGGATTTGGAACGGCGTCACGGCTATATCGTCTACCGTCACCTCGGTGATCGTGTGGACGTGATCGATCTGCTGGTTTGATAGGCCCGACCCGTCGTATAGACGCTCGGTTGGTGTAGTTCGATAAATAGGAAAGCCAGCCAGCTCGTCGCAGTGTTCGCTCATGGCGGCGATGTAGGCGTTTAGTTGGGTGTCAAAGGTGACTTCCAACGTTTGCTGTAGGTAATTTTGGATGTTGGCTTTGGTGCAATACGGTGTGCTCATGGTGTGATTATAGCATTACGAACACTCTCCTTGGCTGTATGGAGTGAATGGGCTGTCCATGCTTGTGAAGGGGCTATCCATCGGGCAGAAAGGACTGTTAAAGGAAACCTTTTCGATCAAGGCGTCGTGGCCATACAAGGCGAACGTTCCAGTGTCCAAAGATATCCGGTATTGGCTCAAAATAGCTGCTGGTGGCGCTGAAAGGGTGAAGTCAGCTGTTTGGGCCTCTAGCGTATATTGCAGCAGCAACGCAGTATTTTGGCCGGACAGGGTGTAGTTAGCAGCGTCGCAGGTTAGGAGCTGGGTGCGGGATAGCTGGGCGCTACTTCCCGACAGGGTGAATGCGCCTTGGTCAGCAGAGAGACTGTAGTTGGCTAGAAGTGACGTGTCGTTCCCGGTAAAGGTGTAGGTGCCGGGGTCACAATTGAGGATGTACTGTCTGAGAAAGGCTAGGTTGTTCCCGGTTAGAGCAAAACTGCTGGCTTCTGGGGTGAGGACGTATTGACGCAAAAAGTTGGCTGTCTGGCCGGACAGACTGAATGCTCCCGTCTCGGCGATCAGGGTGTAGGTTGGGCCTCCTCCCGCTACCGCTGCTACGCTGTAGAAGGTGCTATAGGAGTTTTGGTTGTTGTATTCGGCTTCATCATACGAACTACTAACTGAGCTTTCTCGGTATTTAAACTCATCAAACTGCCCATTAAAATTATTACCAGAAGGTCTTCCTCCAGTCCACATAGCGTCAGCTCTGTCAGCTGAACCGACATTTACAGAAGTTACAAAAGCACCGTCGACTCTTCCTTCTGCTGTAGAAGCTCCTGTCTTTATTAAGGTTGCCTTATGCCAGTTTCCATCTCGATACTGGTTGATACTACCAACAGTGACACCAGT